CGTTTATTAGACACTATTGCTGGTATAACTTCACGTTATGCTATATTGTACGATAAAATGTTTGTATTGGAAAGTCCTCAAACAACTGAATATATAATTACCTATAACATAGATACAGAAAATTCAGTTAATGAAATACCTGAAAATACTATTTTATTACACAGAAAAAAAGAATCAAACACTTTATATACTATTAATGCTTTAAATACTTTAATTAAAGAACTAAATAATGGTATGCTAGACAACCAATTTAAAGTAAATTGGAATGATTATCAAAATAGTATATTGTTAACTCAAGGTCCTGACCTTCGCATTTTAAATACAAAAATTTACAAGATTATTAATATATAATTGGCTTTTAGCCTTTTATTTGTTATATTAGTAGAGAAATAATAAAATTGTTATGGATATTAATCAAATCAAAAATCGCTTGAATTCCCTTCAAAACAAGAAAGGGGGCTCTCAAAACAAAGAAGAAAGAGCAAAAAACTTTTGGAAACCTGCTGTAGGTAAACAAATTATTCGTGTCGTTCCTAGTAAGTTTGACAAATCAAATCCTTTTAAAGAAGTTTATTTTCACTATGGTGTAGCTAATCGTTCAATGATTGCTTTGACTAACTTTGGTGAAAAAGATCCTATCGTAGAATTTGCAAGTCAACTTCGCAAGTCATCAGAAAAAGAAAATTGGCAGTTGGCTAAAAAAATCGAACCTAAAATGCGAGTATTTGCTCCAGTCATTGTTAGGGGTGAAGAAGAAAAAGGTGTTCGTTTATGGGAATTTGGTAAAGAAACTTACCTTGAATTGTTGAGCATGGTTGCTGACGAAGACATCGGAGATTTTTCTGACATCTATGAAGGTCGTGATTTGACTATTGAAACTGTAGGACCTGAAGTAACTGGTACTAAGTACAATAAGTCTACAGTACGTCCTCGTACTAAAATTACTCCTTTGAGTGACAACAGTGCACAAGCTAAAATGTGGATGAGTGAACAACCTGAAATTTTGGCTCTGTACAAAAAGTATGAGTATGATGAAATGAAAGGTATTTTGTTGACTTGGTTGAATCCCGAAGCTGACGTAGAAGAATCAGAAACAGAAGAAGTTGAACAACCAGTAACTCCAGTAGTTACAAGTTATTCAACTCCTGTTAAGAAAAAGTCTTCGTTTAATGAAGATGAGTTTGATGCTTTGTTTACTGACGCTAAAGCTCCATCTAAATTTGATGATGAAGACAACGATTTACCTTTCTAATCTGTAAAAAATGGCTAAGAAAAAACTAACAGAAGCTATTTCTGGTGCTGTCAAAGGAAACTTTAACCTTGAATCGTTTAAAAAATCAAAAAACTTAAGTAACAATCAAGTAACATTTAAAGATCAACGTTGGATTCCACTTTCAGCAGCATTCCAAGACGTTCTTTCATTACCCGGTATTCCTATGGGCCACATAACTTTGTTACGTGGTCATAGTGATACTGGTAAAACAACAGCTTTAATTGAAGCAGCTGTATCAGCCCAAAAAATGGGTGTATTACCTGTGTTTATTATTACTGAAATGAAATGGAACTGGGATCATGCTCGTCAAATGGGCTTCCAAATGGAAGAAGTAGTAGACGAAGAAACTGGAGAAATAGTAGATTACACAGGTAATTTTATTTACGTAGACAGAAGTTCACTTAATACTATTGAAGATGTAGCTAGTTTTATTGCTGATTTGTTAGATGAACAGGCTAAAGGAAGATTACCACACGATTTGTTATTTTTATGGGACTCAGTTGGTTCAATACCTTGTTTAATGAGTATTGAAAAAAATTCAAATAATCCTCAGTGGAATGCTGGTGCAATGAGTCAACAGTTTGGTAACTTTATTAACCAAAAAATCATTTTGTCAAGAAAATCTAATACACCATACACAAATACAATGGTAGTAGTAAATAAAATATGGGTATCACCAGCAGAAACTCCAATGTCTCAACCTCGTATGAGAAATAAAGGTGGTGATACAATGTTTTTTGACTCAAGTTTGATTGTAACATTTGGAAACGTTACAAACAGTGGAACAAGCAAGTTGAAAGCTACTAAAAATGGTAAAGACGTTGAGTTTGCTAAACGTACTCGTATTATGTGTGATAAAAATCACGTTACTGGTGTAACTACTAAAGGAACAACTGTAATAACAGTACATGGTTTTATTGACGATGATCCAAAGGCAATAGATCAATATAAAAAAGAACACAAAGACGAGTGGCTAACAATATTAGGAGCAGGTGACTTTGAAATTAAAGAAGATCTATCTGAGTGGGATGAAAGTAGAAATGGTATTTTAGCCGTAAACGATGGAGAATAATATTGATCCAGATTTTCAAGCGATAATAAATAAACTTAGTAAAGCAAGACAGGACAATAGTCCTGTTTTGCAACCTAAGGTACTTATTATTGATGCAATGAACACATTTTTACGTTCATTTGCTATTATTAACCACATAAATCCTAAAGGCAACCACATTGGAGGTCTTACTGGTTTCTTAAAATCAGTAGGTTATGCTATAAAACACACTAATCCTACAAGAGTTATTATTGCTTTTGAAGGTGAAGGTTCAACTCTCAACAAGAAAAACTTGTATCCTGATTATAAAGGAACTCGTAAACTAAAACGAATCACTAACTTTGATGGATTTTCAAGCCAAGAAGATGAGTCAGAATCAATAGAAAACCAGTTGTTAAGACTCGTAGAATATTTACAATGTCTTCCTTTAGATATGTGTGCTGTTGACAGAGCAGAAGCAGACGATACAATGGCTTATCTTGCCACGAAATTTGCACCTACTCACGATGTAGTAATTATGTCTTCAGATCAAGACTTTTTACAGTTAGTAAGTCCAAAAATTACAGTTTACTCACCTACTAAAAAGAAGTTTTATGATCCTAATAAAATAAAAGAAGAATATGGTGTTCCACCTCAAAACTATCTTCAAGTAAAAATCTTATTAGGTGACTCAAGTGATAATATTCCTGGTGTTCCTAAGTTAGGCCCTAAAAAACTCATTAAAAACTTTCCAGAATTACAAGAATCTACTGTAGTTAGTCTAAAAGACATTTTAGAAAAAAGTAATAACACTAAAGGAACTATGTATGAAAGTGTTAGTATGTTTCAACATCAATTAAAAATTAATGAAAAATTAATGGATCTACATAATCCTAATTTGTCTAGTATGATGATTTTAGAATTGGAGGATTTAATTTCTCAACCTAAAAGTACTATGGACAAAAGTAAGTTTCTTACTATGTACCAACAAGATCTATTAGGTAATAGTATTCCAAATGTAGAAAATTGGTTAGTAAATGTTTTTACTCACCTTATGGTTTCTAAAAAATAAGTTATTATATTATAAAAAAGTTATGGTTTCATTCAATAAGTTATCGCAGTACGGATTACCTTTTCAACTCAAGGTAATCAACCAACTCTTGACAAACAAAGAGTTCTTACTAAATATTAGAGATACAATTCAAGAAGAGTATTTTGATAATTCTTCTTTACAATGGATTGTAACAAGAACATTAAAATATTTTGATCATTACCATACAAGTCCTACTTTAGAAGCTTTACAAATTGAAGTAAAAAAGTTAGACAATGACTTGTTAAAAACTAATGTTATTGAACAATTACGTGAATCTTACAGAATAGAAAACAGTGATGTAGAATATGTAAGAGAAGAATTTAGTAATTTTTGTAAAAACCAACAACTTAAAAAAGCACTGCTTACTAGTGTAGATCTACTCAATTCAGGAATGTATGATGACATTAGATCTTTGATTGACAGTGCTTTAAAAGCAGGAATGGACAAAAACATCGCTCACGAATACAGTAAAGATGTAGAGTCCAGATACAGACCAGATGCTAGACAAATTGTTCCCACACCTTGGGAAGACATCAATAAACTTCTTATGGGAGGTTTAGGAGGTGGAGATTTAGGTCTAGTATTTGGTAATCCTGGTGGTGGTAAGAGTTGGATGATGGTAGCTGTAGCAGGACATGCTGTAAAATTAGGTTTTAATGTTGTGTATTATACATTAGAATTAGGCGAAGTTTATGTAGGGAAACGATTTGATGCGTTTTTTGTTAATGAACCTGTAAACCAAATTCACTTACACAGAAAAAAGACTGAAACTGAAATTAATAGATTAGAAGGTAAGTTAGTAGTAAAAGAGTTTAGTATGGGAAAAGCAACAATTCAAACTTTAGAATCCCACATTCAAAAACTTAATGACATGGACTTAAAACCAGACTTGATTATTATTGATTATATTGATTTATTGAGATCTCCAAAAAGAAGTTCTGACAGAAAAGATGAAATTGATGATGTTTATGTAGCTACAAAAGGACTAGCAAGAGACTTAAATATTCCTATTTGGAGTGTAAGTCAGGTAAACAGAGCTGGAGCTCAAGATGACATTATTCAAGGTGACAAAGCAGCAGGTAGTTATGACAAAATCATGATTTCAGATTTTTGTTTGTCTTTATCAAGAAAAAAAGAAGATAAAGTAAATGGAACTGGAAGACTTCACGTAATGAAAAATCGTTATGGAATGGATGGTCTTACTTACAATGCTAAAGTAGACACAACCACGGGACACATTGATTTAGATGACAACAATGAAGGAGTAGATATTGCACCAACCAAAACTTTTAATCAGTCTACCAAACCAAATGACTGGGATAATTCAGACATTCAAAAACTTAGAAATAAACTTTCAGACTTCTCAGATTCAATTTAATTTAAAGATATTTATTGACCCAAAAATAAGATTATGAACACATCACAAAGTATATTATCGGACATTACAACATACATGAAGTATGCTCGTCACATTCCCGAAAAGTCTCGTCGTGAGGCTTGGGAAGAAATAGTAGACCGAAACAAAGCAATGCATTTGCAAAAATTTCCTCAATTGAAAGATGAAATTGAAGAAGTCTACAAAATGGTTTACGCAAAAAAGGTTCTTCCTTCAATGAGAAGTTTACAATTTGCTGGAAAGCCTGCTGAAATTAACAATGCAAGAATGTTTAACTGTAGCTTCTTGCCTGTTGATGATTTTAGGAGTTTTAGTGAAGCAATGTTTTTGCTTCTTAGTGGATGTGGAGTTGGATTTTCGGTACAAAGTCACCATGTTGACAAGTTGCCCGAAATCAAAATTCCAACACGCGAAAAACGCTATTTAATTAACGACTCTATTGAAGGATGGGCAGATGCTGTCCACATGTTAATGAAAGCTTACTTAAAAGGTGGTGCTCGTCCTCGTTTTGATTTTAGAGACATTCGTCCTAAAGGAGAACAATTGGTTACCGCCGGAGGTAAAGCACCAGGACCAGAACCTTTAAAAGAAGTATTGTTTCAAGTACAATTGATTCTTGAGCGTAAACAATCAGGTGAAAAACTTACACCTTTAGAGTGTCACGACATTCTTTGTCACTTAGCTGATGCAGTATTATCAGGTGGTATTCGTAGAGCAGCATTGATTTCATTGTTTGATTTCGATGATGAAGAAATGTTAACATGTAAATTTGGAAGTTGGTGGGAAAACAGTCCACAACGTGGTAGAGCTAACAACTCAGCTGTAGTTATGCGTCATAAAATCACAGAAGATGAATTTATGAAATTGTGGGAAAAAGTAGAAGCAAGTAACGCTGGTGAGCCAGGATTTTTATTTTCAAACGATAAAGATTACGGAACTAACCCATGTGCTGAAATTGCTTTGAGACCTTATCAATTCTGTAACTTGTGTGAAATTAACGCTACAGATGTAGTTGACCAAGACGACTTTAATGCTCGTAGTAAGGCAGCTGCATTTATTGGTACACTACAAGCTAGTTACACTGATTTCCATTATTTACGTGACATTTGGAAGAAAACAACAGAACGTGACGCTTTATTGGGAGTAGGAATTACAGGTATTGCTAGTGGAAAGTTAGATAAAATTAACTTGAAACAAGGAGCAAAAGCTGCTAAAGATGAAAATGAAAGAGTAGCTAAATTGCTTGGTATTAATAAAGCAGCTCGTGTTACTACAGTAAAACCTAGTGGAACTAGTAGTTTAGTGTTGGGTTGTTCAAGTGGTATTCACGCTTGGCACGATAATCATTATATTCGTCGCATTAGAGTGGGTAAAAATGAAGCAATTTACACTTACTTAAGTATTTACCATCCCGAACTAGTAGAAGATGATATCTTCAAACCTACTCAACAAGCCGTTATTTCAGTACCTCAGGCTTCTCCATCAAGCGCTATTACAAGAGCTGAATCTACATTTGATTTGTTAGAAAGAACAAAACGATTCAACTTAGAGTGGGTAAGAGCTGGACACAGAAAAGGAGAAAACCACAACAACGTATCTTGTACAATTAACGTAAAACAAGGTGAGTGGGCTCAAGTAGGACAATGGGTGTGGGACAACAGAGACACATATAATGCTATGTCGTTCTTACCTGAAGATCTTGGTACTTACAAACAAGCTCCTTTTGAATCAATTACCGAAGAACAATTTGAAAAGTTATCAGTAAATCTTCACACAATTGACTTAAGAAATGTTGTTGAAATGGCCGATAATACAAATTTGGTTGATCAGGCTGCTTGTGCAGGTAATAATTGTGAAATAATTTAAAATTAAACCTTGCATCCCATGTAGAAGGGGAGTCAGTTATTTGACTCCCTTTCATATTTATATTAAATAATAATTAAAATGCAATCACAAATAGATATTTCAAAACACCCATACGGTTTAGGCGGTGGAGCAATTTTAAGTGGATCTGTATCAGCATCTGTAGATGGTTTTTGGTATTACCCTGTAACCGCTACTGTAGCAAATGTTAAGATTAGTAACTTAAGCGGTTCTCTTGGATCAATTACATATGCTGCTGGAGTAGGAGTTTATGGAGCTATAAATCAAATAACTCAATCATCCGGAATAGCCATTATATACTCAGGTTCAGCTGATGCTCCTACTTACGTATTTGGTTAATTGGATACTTAAACAAATTTTATTATAATATAGTTATGATTAAAGTTTCTCACGAAGTACCTCTAGCTATGCTAGAAAAAAGTTTTGAGTTTAATGATTACGATTATTTTTTACCTACATTCGCTACAAACGAACAGTATTTAAATCATTTTATTGAGGCAAGAAAAAAGGGTAGATTTATCCTTC